TTTCACGGCCAAGGTGCCGGATTTTGTCCGATTGTTCGAGGTCAATATCCAGCGGGATCTTCTGCATCGCCGGCAACAAACGAGCGAGACAATCGCGCTCGCGGCGAGCGGGACCAGTCTCACGCTGCCCACCGATTTCTTGAGCGCCGAGGCGGTGATATTGCAATCGACACCGCTCAAGGCGCTGGTGAGCAAGACGATCTACGACTTGTTCCAGGAATATCCAAATACAACGACGGCCCAGCCGGTGGCCTATGCGATCCAGGGCGGGAATATGCTCATTCGCCCGCCGTCCGATGCCGCCTATAACGTCGAATTACACTATTACCAGGCGCTAACCGTTTTGGCGGACGACGCGGACACGAATTGGCTTCTGACCAATTATCCGGATGTCTACCTCTACGGCTCCCTGGTGCATTCCGCGCCGTATCTTGAAGATGACGCGCGGCTCCAAGTGTGGATTGGCCTCTATGACAGGGCGGTGGGGGCGTTGAAAGGTGAAAGCGCGCGGGCGATCTACAGTGGTTCGCCAATCAAGACTCAGCTTGACGTGGTGGTCGTATGATCCCGGCCCCGACTGGTAAGGCCTGGGAGCAATGGGCGTGGTCCGTGATCCAGGTTCTCACCCCCAAGCTTCAGAACCTTGAAAACAGCAAATTCTCGCTAGGCCAGATTCCGAAAGTCGCGGCCTACACAGTGGCGACGCTTCCGAGCGCGACGACGCATTTCAATAGCGTGGTCATCGTGACGGATGAGGCCGGCGGTCGGACGCTCGCCACGAGCGACGGGACGAACTGGAAGCGCGTTAGCGACGGAGCGACTGTATCATGAGCACATCGGCATCGAATTATGGTGGTTATCCCGTACAGGACGCGGGGGACAACCTGAACACATGGGGCACCGACACCACGGCGGGGCTAAACAACGCCATCCAGCAGATGTCCGAGGGCATTCACGGCGTCGTTACCCATACGGTGACCGGGGACATGGCCCTCACGTCATCAAACTATGTGAGCCAGCAGAACCGCCAGCCGGGCCATATCCTCGCGGGTTCCCCGTCCGCCGCGTTTACGGTGACGTTGGCGAGCGTCAAAAGCCGGTTTTTGTTTCACAATAAATCGGGGCAAACCGCGACGATTAAGACTTCCGGCGGGTCCGAGACGGTCACTCTCGCGACGGGGCAGGGCGTCAGCATCGTTTGCGACGGGACTGATTGTTACGCCACCGGCCCGATTAATCTTGATGACCTGGGCGCGCCAACGTCATCCGTTTCAATGGGGTCGCAAAAAATCACAGCGCTTGCCACGGGGACGGCAACAACGGACGGCGTGAATGTCGGGCAGATGAACACGGCCATCGCATCGTCCGCGATTCCAGCGGCGTCCGGCGCGGTTCTGGTGAGCGCGAACGATACGACAGCTCGGTATCTGAACGGCGCTCTAGTGGCTGGTTCTGGCGTCACGTTGACCGAAAACAATGACGGCGCGGACGAAACGCTGACCGTGGCGGCGGATACCGCCGTGGTATCCCCTGTCTCGAATCTCAATCTTAACCACGCGATGGCGATGGGAGTGATGTAATGGCCGCACCAACGATTTCCGGCTCAACGACGGTCAAGGAATACGGGTTTTCCGTTGCCTTTTCGTCCGCGACCACGAACCGCAACTTTCTTTCCAACACGGCGAGCAGCGGCAAACTTGTCCGGCTCGTTTCCCTGGTGGCCGTGAATAACGACGCAAGCGCGGCGGCGGTTACGGCGCAGTGCAAGCGGTACAACCAAGACGGCGCGGGCATTAACTCCGATGTCGGAGACAGCCAAGTGGCTTACGGCTCGGACACCGTTGCTGGATCATCGCTAGGTGACGTTATCCCCCTCAACGTCTCCATCGCTGCCGGCAAGGCGGTTGTGCTTGTGGACCGCAACTCGCCGATCGACGTGATGGAGGACCAATCTTTGATTGGTCAGGCGTCGGCGGCGGACGATTTGACGCTTAACGGCATCTATCAGGTGATCGGCTAATGCGTAATCCCCTCATTGGCGGAGCGCTTCCCGACTGCCCGATCCAGCATGTCGCGGATGGGGTAGCGGCGGCTACCGATGCTGCCACGACGTTCCTGGCGACCCTTGGTGATACCGCCAATCTCGAAGCCGCTTGGTTGCCGGGGTATGAGCTTTCGTATCAAACGGCAAGTGGGCGCTTATACGGGAATGCCGTCGTTGCGCCCGCGTCCGGCGTGCGCGCAAACTATTACGACATGATTTTGGCGGATGTGCTCGGGGATACGAATCCGGCGGCATTTAATGGCACGCCAGGTGGCGCTTCGTCATCGGAATATATCAGCTTTGACGGCAGCTCGATTATCCGAAGCGTCGCCGCGCCCTCGACATTCATCAAAAGTTTAGCCAAGGACAGCGCCAACTTCTCACTTATGATTGCCTACTATCATGCGACCGGTGGCAGTGCATCTCAACACCTGTTTGGCACGCAGAACTCCAGTGCACGACAAGGGATTCAAATTCGTATCAACGATACCGGTTGGAACACCCCGGAGTTCTTCTCTTGGAATAATTCCGGCATCGCCGTCTCTGCTACCCATAGCGGCGGTGCCCTTGCCGCAGGATGGCATATTATCGGAGTTTCCGTCGATGAGGCGGCGACGACGGGGCATTTCATCGTTGACGGAACGGTTGATAGTTTCACGTCAACGTACTCGACGCCGACAACGTCGGACCCGGCCATGATATCAATCGGTGGCGTGGATGGGTCGGCGGCAACGTTACCGCTCAACAGCGGAACGCGCGTTGGTGACATCATCATGTGGAACACGGCAATCGGGTCGTCCGGCTTGACGACCGCGAGCGGCGTCCTTGAATCCAAATACGGGGTCTGAGATGACTTTATATTCCTTTAATGGCGCGGTTCCGGCCCCACTCCCCAAATCGCACCTTGCGGCGGATGGCACCAACTACACGGCCCTCAATGAGTTGTCCGATGCCAAACTGGCCACGCTGGGCTATGTCGCGGCCACAGGCGCGCCGGCATTCAATCCGAACACGCACAAGCAGTCTTGGGACGGGGCGGCATGGGCAACGGCAACCTTGACGACGGAAGAGACGGCGGCGCGGGTGGCGAGCGTCCGCGTCAAAAAACTAGACGCCCTCCGCGCCGAGTATCGCCGCCGATCTCAAGCGGGCATAACCTTCAACAGTATTCCCATTGCCACAACGCCGGACGCCGTCGCAGAGATCAAAGAACTGAAAGACGCTTACGCGGATGGGAGTTTGACCGGCACGAACAAGGTGACCACGCGCTCCGGCAAAGTGATTTCCATGACATCAGCGCTGGCGACCGCTCTATACCAACAGGCGGTCGCGCATAAGGCGGCACATCAGGCGGCTGAAAGCGCGCACGCCGAATATATCAACGACCCCGCCCGAACGGCTCAAGAAATAGCCGATCGGGACATCACCACCGGATGGCCGTCGTAACATGGCGAACTTCGCCCCCCGCCTCCGTCCTGGTGTCGTTAAGGACAACTCGGAATTGTCATCCGAGGGGGCCTATACCGATGCGGACAAGGTTCGATTCCGCGTCGTGAACGGGGAGGGCCTGCCACAAATCATCGGCGGGCAGGAAAAGGCGACGCTCGACACGGTTGCCGGGAAAGCGCGCGCGACCCATGCATGGGAAGACAACGCCGGGCAGAAACTTGTCGGCATTGGCACGCATAAAAAGCTCTATGTCTACCATGACGCCAGGATATGGGATGTCACCCCATCTCGGGCGAGCGGAGAGTTTACCAGCGGCATGGCGACCGTCGGCGGGTCAACCACTGTCACGGTCACGCACACGGCGCATGGGGTGACGGTTGGCGACGCGGCGTATTTGCAGTGCGCGGCGACGGTTGGCGGGTTGTCGATCGGCGCTTCTGGAACGCTTGGTTCGGGGCTTCTCGAAACCATCCAGAATTCCAAATTTATGATTATCAATCACACGGCGCACGGTCTGATCCGAGGGGAATACGCGACCCTCGGAAGTTCGGCGGCGGTTGGCGGCGTTGGAACGGGGGATATTGATAAAACCCACCGGGTCTATGTTCTTAACGATGACTCGTATCTGATCCACGTCGACACCGTGGCCACGAGTTCCGCCACGGGCGGCGGGACACCAACGTACACCTACTATCACGAGCACCCGGTTGAATCTGTCACGGACGCGGACACCTATGCTTTCACCGCTCGATCGGCGGCGGATGCGACGGCATCGGCTGCGGGAGGGGTGTCGAAATACTTCTATGAAGAGAACATTGGGCGCGAATTTGGCGTTACTCAGGCGGGGTATGGCACGGGGACTTATTCGTCAGGCTATTACTCCCGGTCATCCACCGAAAGCGACCTGCGGGCGCGGGTGTGGCATCTCTCGAATTATGGTCAAAACATGGTGGCCAACTATCGGGAGTCCCCGCTTTATCGTTGGGCCAACAATCTGAGCCAGAACGCGGCGGCGCTCTCGGCAACGGACGCCCCGGCGCAGTCCCTAAGCCACTTCATGACGCCCGAGCGGTTCCTGGTGGCCCTGGGGACAGAGGATGCGGCAACGTCGACACGGGACCCGATGCTCGCCGCCTGGGCGCTGCAAGAGGGCGGATTTACCAACGGTGACTGGACCCCGGCGGCGACGAACACGGCGGGCGATTTTAAGCTTGCCGAGGGCTCGCGCATTGTTGGCGGCATGGCGATGCCGTTCGTGAACGTGATCTGGACTGACACCGCGATGTATCAAATGCGGTATTTGCAAGACACCACCTTTGTTTTTGGCTTCGACCTCGCGGGCACCGGATGCGGTCTGATTGGCTCTAACGCGGCGGTCAGGGTCGGGGATACCGGCGCGGTATATTGGCTCTCCACCAGTCGGAAATTCTTTGTCTGGCAGGGCGGCGCGCCGCAAGAGGTTCAATGTCCTGTGCGCGAGTGGTTCTTTGACCGGCTCGCGAATGTCCAAGAGGAATTGATTTTTGGCGGTGTCAACGGACGCTGGAATGAAATTTGGTGGTTTTATCCGGGGGCGTCGAACGAGTGCGATTCCTACCTGATTTACAACTACAAGGAAAACCATTGGTCCATCGGCACCTATGACATCTCCGCCTGGGTTGATCGCGGCGTTCTTCAGTATCCGATGGGCATCCACACCGACGGCTCGGTCTATCTTCAGGAACGCGGGGATACCGACGGCGGCGACGCGATCACCTGGCACGTCGAGAGCGGTTATATCGATCTCGGTGATGGCGACAACCTCATGATGGTGCGGCGGGTCACGCCTGATTTCGCGGATCTTGTCGGCGGGGCAACCGTCACCATGACCGGGAAAATGTGGCCCCAAGGAACGGAGAGCGAGAAATCCTTTGGGACGCTTGGCTCAACCACAAAATACCTCGCGGCGCGGATCAAGGCGCGGCAGGTGAAGATCAGATATTCCGGATCTTCTGCTCCCGCGTCGGGACGGCTGGGCCGGATGACTTTTGATGTTCAACCGTCTGGTGAGAAGCGGTGACGCCGGAGACTTGGGCCAAGGCCAAGCCCTTGATCGAGGCGGCGATACGGCGAGGCTTGCCCACGCACAATGCGGAAGATGTCCGCGAGGCGATCGAAGCCAAGACCATGCGGCTTTGGTGCCACGGCGAGACAGCGATTGTTACCGAGATGGTTCAGTTCCCTCGACTGAAAGCGTGCCGGGTCGTTTTTGTCGGCGGGCGAATGGTCGATGTCGAGGAAATGAAGCCGGATATCGAGGATTGGGCGCGGTCCGAAGGGTGCGCGTTCATGTTGGCCGGTGGCCGAAAAGGTTGGGTGCGGGCGTTGCCGGATTATTCCGTCTCGGCCCATTTATTGGCAAAGGAGATAGTGTGATGCCTGGTGGTGGTGGTGGGACGCAAACGACGAGTTCGGAAGTCCCGAAGAATTACGAAAATTTTGCCAATCAAAACCTTTCGATTGCGGGGACGATGGCGAACTCTCCCTATGTCGGCTATCAT